CGATCTAGATACCTCGACGGGCCCCCGCCTCATGGGGAACGTGCCCCGCCAGCTGTTCATCGAGCACGCCCGCGACCTAACCGAGGCCGACATCGCGGCGCTCGCGACTAACCGCGGCACGAAGCCCAAGTCCCTCGTCCGTATCCACGCCTCGCACCACTCCCTCGCGAAGTGCCTCGCCACGGGCATGAAACAGTCCCAGGCGGCTCTGGTTACTGGGTACAATCAGTCCAGGATCTCGACCCTACTCAACGACGCCGCATTCGCGGCCCTAGTAGAGGACTATCGCGCAGAGGCAAAGAGCATCTTCGCCGATCTGGCCGAGCGGATGAACAACATGTCCCTCGACGCGATCGAGCTCTTGCAAGAGCGGTTGCACGACAACCCAGAGACATTCAGCATTCCCCTGCTAATCGACGTGGTAAAGACCTTCGCAGACCGCACAGGGCACGGCCCCGGCCAAGAGGTCACCCTGAAAATGGACCGGGACTTCATTGATCGGCCGCCCCGGGAAAACTTCGATCAGTGGAAAGAGCGGCGAGCCAAGGAACTCGGGGCGGGGTCCAGTGCGGAAAGTGAGGTAGAGGTGGTCCACGACCGGAAAGGGCTAAACTAATGCCTATTAGACCGCCCAGTGGTCAATCCTGCTCGACGTGCGCCTTCTACATGGCTGGAAATTGTCGGAAGGGCCCGCCCTACCTGATCCTCTCCCAGCTGAGCGCGCTCGCGTATCCCGCGACTATGTGGCCCTCGCCCGCGCCAACGGACTGGTGCGGGGGCTGGACAGTGAGCCCATGAGGCCCAAGGTCCGCCCAGAGGAGAGCCCGACCGGGGTCGCGTGGAGCCCTCAGCCCGGCCCGCAAACTGACGCGATCACGGCCGACTGGTGCCCCGAACTCTTCTATGGGGGCGCGGCGGGAGGGGGCAAAAGTGACTTTCTCCTCGGCGATTTTCTTCAAGATGTACCAACTTACGGTCAGTACTGGCAGGGAGTGGTATTCCGCAGAACTTACAACGAACTCGAGGACTTACTACGCCGCGCTCGAGAGATATTCCCGATCTCAGGAGGCTCTTGGCACGAGCAGGCCAAAACCTGGTCCTGGGCCAACGGGGCCAGCCTCAGGATGCGGTACATAGAGAGGGACCACGATGCCACACGATACCAGGGACACGCTTACACATGGATCGGCTGGGATGAGCTTACCCAGTGGCCTACCGATTACGGCTACCGTTTCCTACGAGCCCGCCTGCGGTCGGCTCACAATATCCATACCAAGCGAATACGAGCTGCCGCAAATCCGGGAGGTGTCGGTCACCACTGGGTCAAGGCCTACTTTGTCGATCCTGCGCCTGGAGGTTATGAGCCCATACTCGACCCAGTCACCAAGCACCGACGACTATTTATCCCGGCGAAACTCCGAGATAACAAAATTCTCCTTGCCTCGGACCCGACCTACGCGGACAGGTTAAGAGGACTGTCCAGCGACTCCATGGTCCGAGCGTGGCTCGAAGGAGACTGGACCGTAATCGAGGGCGCGTATTTTGATTGCTGGAGATACGATAAACATGTCACAGACCCATTTAGTATTCCACGAGAATGGGCGCGTTTTAGGTCGATGGACTGGGGATCAGCCCGACCCTTCAGCGTTGGCTGGTGGGCTATTGTCAGCGATGATTATAAGGTCCCTGATGGGAGAGTGCTCCCACGCGGCGCTATTGTGCGGTATAGGGAGTGGTATGGTGCGGCCTCGATCAACATCGGCCTGAAAATGACCGCAGAAGAGGTAGCAGAAGGCATCTCAGAGCGCGAGGACCAGGAGACCTTGCGCTATGGGGTGCTCGACCCGGCCTGCTTCAGGGAAGATGGGGGCCCCTCCATAGCGGAACGCATGAACAAGGTCCTTATCAGGCATAAGCGGCGGCCCTTCCACGCGGCGGACAACGCTCGGGTCCCCCAGCGGGGCTCGATGGGGGGCTGGGATCAGATGCGTGCGCGGCTCGTTGGGTTCGACGAGCTGCCTATGATCTATTGCTTCGCCACGTGCGCGGCAAGTATCCGCACTATCCCAGCCCTCCAACACGACGTAACCAAGATGGAAGACGTGAATACCGAGGGCGAAGATCATGCCGCGGACGAGTGGCGCTACGCGTGCATGTCGAGGCCTTTCTCGCCCGTGAAAAAGGTCGAAACTAAGGCCATTAAGATCGGCTATACCACCAGAGAACTCGCCGGTCCCGGCGACTGGGTTGTCTATTAACCAAGGAGATCACCGATGGCTCCCGCTCTGTATCCGTTGTGGAAAAAGGCTCTGATGGACGCGAGCGCGGACTCGTCTATCACTGACAGTGCTACTCTGGGTCCGTTTTGCGCGCTCGTGGACACTGGCGTCTATACTTACGCGGCAACGCACCAGTTCTACGCGACCACCCTGACCTCGCCCAATGCCATTGTGGGCACTGATCAACGAATAACGCCCACGGCTACAACGGTATCGAGTACGGACGGGGTATTTGATGGAGGGGACCTCACTTATACGGCTGTAAGTGGGAACTCCGTGGAGGCCCTGGTCATTTATCGCAAGAACACGGGCGCGAATACCACCTGGAGGCTCATGTCGTACTACGACACCGCAGGCGGCGGGCTCCCAGTGACCCCGAACGGGGGCAATATCACTGTGACGTGGAACGTCTCGGGCATCTTCCAGTTGTCCGACGCGCGCGCGAAGCACGATATCCGAAGAATTGGCGACTACGGCCCCCTGGGCCTCTACGAGTACCGCTACAGGAGGCCAGATGCTCCCCTGGAGGTGGGTCTGATCGCTCAGGAGGTGCTAAAACACTTCCCAAGGGCAGTTCGCCGCTTCCAGGGGTTGCTCCACGTCAATTACGGGGCTGTTTTCGATGCCTAGAGACCCTCTCCGCGAGCCCGAGGTCGGCCGCGATCTGTTTGAGGCCTTTGTCAGGGCCGCGAACGGACGCTCGATCGAGGAGGTTTTGTCCGCGAGTATGAATATCATCGCGAACTGCCTCCGACAGAACTACGGCTTGCGAAGCGAGGTTGAGGCACGCATGAAGGAACTCTTCGGCAAGAGTATGGAGGTGCTCCTTGAGCACTACGATCCAGTGACCGGCCGAAGGCGCTCGGTCATTCCGTTCGACCAGGTGATCCGTCCAACACTCATTCTGACTGATGAGATGTTCTCCGGCCTGGGCGACAAACGTAAAGGCCATTAAAGGAGACTCCAATGCTGTTCAATGTTGCGAGTGACTTCGCGGGCACGCTGCAGGCCCTGAGCACTACCTACAAGACCAACCTTGCGGGCTGGGCGCAAACCGCCACGCTCCGCCGCGGGACACTGCGAGAGATCGCGATCGGCCCGGTAAGTAACCCGGCCACGCAGGACTGTAACATCATCTACACTATCCAACGGCAGACAGCTGACGGCACGGCAACATCGGTGACTCCGGTGTTTGTGCCCCCGATCGAGGCGGGGACGCCCCCGAGTCCGGGAAGTGCCTGGAAAGCCAACTACACCGCCGAGGGCACCTACGCCAGTCGGCTGTGGACGAAGGCCCTGAACCAGCACTCTGGGTTCATCTGGTACGCTCCCGACGAGATCGGGTTGCCCTGGCCTGCGGTTAACCTGAACGGCGTAGCCTGCATGGCCAAGGGCGCGACGAGCGATTACACGGGCACGGTGCTCTGGGAAGTTAAGTTCGACGAGTAGGCCATGCTCATTACTCGACATAGCCGCCAGCGTAGCTATGGCGTCGAGATTAGGGCTAGTGGCTCTAATCTCGAGCAGGACGGGATTATCTGTGCGCACTGTGGCGCGGAAGAGACCGGCGGGGACTCCATTCCGCACTGTAACTGCTGTGATAGCTTCATCTGTTGGCAGTGCGTGGGCAAGGGCTGTATGCCACTGGAGATGCGGCTCGACGCGTGGGAGCGATATAACAACGGCGGAAGATATCTGCGGAAGGATCGACTGTTCGAGATCTTTGGGGCTAACGGCAAGGTGCTGAAGTGAGTCTGATTAAGCGTAAGCTCATGGGGCCCTCGTTCCCGTTTAGTGTGGGGACGTATTATACTGCTGCTCCGGCCACGGCTGCGTGGTTCACCGTGTTCGAGCGTTCGCTTAGTACTAGTGGTAGTCTTGATGGTTCTGGCTGGACAGGAATTACAAACAGGCAGGTTATATTTCCTTATTCGGGGGGAGGCTTTGATAGAATTAATAACGGTACACAACTCAAGATAACGCTACAGGCCCCGGCATCTGGGACGCTGAGTTGGGATAAACTCTATATCGGTAATGGCGCGACGAGTGGGGATATTTACGACTTTGATGGTACTCAAGTGCAGGTGCTGTTCTCTGGGAGTGCGAGTGGAAGTGTTTCGTCAGGAGGGTTTATAACAAGTGATGCTGTAGCCTATTCTCATGATGGAAGCAGATCATTGGTTGTTTCTATGCATCATACTAGTAGTGAGGTTAGACTAAGATCTAGTGTTGTTGGCTTTAGACACTTTTATACTTATCCTGCTAGTGATACAGCTTCGGTAACAAATGATACTATGAATAACGATGACGGATCGAACCTTTATTCAGTTACAAAGATAGAGGCTTTTGGCTATGGTTCTGTAGAAGCGTATGCCGTTAAACAGTTCTTTGATCGCATCGCGACGCCGACTACGGCACGGGCCACAGCCTATCGTGATCTTATTATGGGACTAGTGAATGATGGAGATTGGTTGCGTATAGATGGACTTTATATGATAGCTGGGGCCGACTTTGCCACCAGCAAGACCAATATCAAGCAGAATAACTTTAATTTGGTGGAGACAGGTCCTGCTGATGGCACTTTCGTTGCAGATCATGGTTATACAGGAGGCGCTTCGTCAGTTCTTAGTACGCAGTTTAATCCTAATATTAATACTGGCTATAATTTTGGTACCAGCGGCAATAATTAT